CGACTGTCGCTATAATTGCGTCTGTTATGATTGCAGAGTCAGATACAGTAACAGAGGGAGAAAGTGAAATGCTTTCCACCATGGACACCAAATCTGATTCAATCTTAGATGTGCCGAAGGTAGCTTGATCAGCAAAACTAACTAAGTCATCAAATGACCTACCAAACGCCATCGCTAGCGATATAGCATCTATAATTTGCGACTGATCCGATTGAGCAGAATGTACGGACATTACTGAACTGTCAGAGATCGACTGCTGGTCACTGAGTGTCCTAAACATCGTAAGCTCAGTGTAGATGCTTTCGATCATAGGGAAGGTGTCAGCTTTTACAACATCAAGAGACATTGCCATTGCCTCAGAGAAGGAAAAACTATCTCCTAAGGCAAGACCTACATCCATTTCGGTCAATTCTAAAAACGGTACTGCATCATTAAACGTGTAAATTGTTCTTTCTGCATTGACTGTAATGTCATGCATGAAAAGATTTTGCCAGCTTGCCAAAGCCTCAAGCTTCGTGTAACCAATATCAGTAGAAATGCTTCTGTATGAAGCATCCATATGCAGGTTTTTTTCGGTTACCACAGCCGTTGCTGTAGGAATTCTTGCAGTCAGACTTAGCTTACGAAAAGAAGCCGTTAGCGCAAGTGACCTGTATTTGATACTGGCTCGGATCGCCATATCGTCTTACCCGAACTGTGATCGGACTTTGAACTTTATAAGGTCAACTACCGTTTGGGTTCGGCTCTGAGAATCGGAAAACTCTATTTCGCCCTCTAATACTCCGCTAGAGGCTAAAGTATCACTGTTGAAAACAAAGGTAACCTTTCCTTCAGTAGCGTTAGTTACAGTTCCAACCAAAGTATCTGTTAAGGTAGTCGATCCAACTTTTCTGACTCTCATTCTGACTGTGCCGCTAGTTAAGTCTAGGGGAGCAAATGTAGTTGCATCATCAGGGTCAAGAATAGATCCACTTGCCGCAGTGTTAGAGTCTTTAAGTGTTATCTCAATTTCCGGTAATTGGTCGCTGGAAACAAGATCAATCGTAGTCAAATAAGCCATTAGATAAATGCCCTCGGTTTAGCAGTAAGAGATCCACCAGAAAAACCGTACTTAACTTGACGAATAGCCCGACCCACTTCACGCTCAAAAAGTTGCTTATTAGAACCTGCGGCTGAAGGGTTTGACCATGGTTGACCTGACATCATCTGAAGGCGGTATAAAGCCCCATGAGAAATTAGCTCTCTATTCTCTTTACCAATCGTGTCGGGAATACTGGTGCTGGAGGAGGTGGGTTTAACGGAGTAAAGCACTCTAAATGAGTCTGCGTCAGCAGGGATTGGCGCAACATAAAAATCGGCATTATCTCTCTGCGCGTAATACTTAGGAGTTCCAGTAGTATTCTCATCACCTAGCTTTAATAAAAGCTGATTGTAGCTAATAGGCTCTAAGGCAACCTTGTCATTGAAAACATCTAAAATGTGGTTTAACTCTGTTCCTGTCGGTAGCGATACTGCATACTCATTGAGCCCGCTAATAATCGTAAGAAACTCTGGTTCCGGCGTATAAATATCCGTTCGCCGACAAAACTCAATAGCTGAATCTCTCACCGCTCGCTCTAAAACAAAATCGGGGCAACCTTGCACCTCTGGACGCACATATGGAGAAAAATCAGAATATTTCACTAGCCTCTACCTGCACTGTCTGGGAATGGAGTCACTGCGCTATCAGCCTGAGTTTTTACGCCTAAAGCATTAGCAAAACTTTGATAATGCATCATCGCTCGCTGGGCATTGCCAGCAAACTCAGAATCTTTTTGGTAAGACCTGTAAAGGACATAGTCTAACAAGCAGTTCGCGTAAACATCGTCTATCGATATAACGGTTGTATCTGTTGAAAAATTACTGATTGCTATGTCTGACGTTGCTGAACTATAAACAACCTCTAATGAGTGAGTACCCGAAACAGCTTTTGGATACACATAGAAGTTTTTTGGGTCAGCCGCATCATAAACATAGTGTTCAATTTTGTTGGTTCCGGCAGTAGTCTCATGCCAGTTAGGCAAAGTTTCATCTAGTATTCTTCGAGCTACTTGAGTAACTGCTCTTCCGCTCACATTTCTAATTACCTCTATAAGGCGTAAAGCTGTGGCTGGAAGTGTTTGTTTGCTACCTGACGCTAAAGCTAAAGTCGCGTTGACCATTTTGGCGTCTGGTCGATGAAGCACAACTTCTCGCTGGGCATCATTGAAAAATTTTAATAGTTCCGCGTTTGGAAATCGGACGTTAGTGCTGTCCTGCAAGATAATGCTAGCGCGGTCTAGAATATCTACAACCTTAGTTGTTGCCATCAGTGTTCTCCCACTCGATTACTTGCAAGTCAGGGTTACCCTTAAATAAAGGGTTGTAATCAAAAACATTACCAGTAATGACGTTTTTTACCGTTTTAGGGATGAGCTTCTCAATTTCTTTAGGAGGGTTTTTCTTATCTCTCGCTAAGGATTTCATTTGATCTTCAAGCTGGGAAAGCGTCAGCCTTCGGTCTAGCTTTGTGCCAAACTCGTCTTGCGCCTTTTCAAAAATCTCATCTTTTTTGGTTTTAGTTCCTGTCATGCCTGACCTCTATCATTAAAACAGGGGGGTTGCCCCCCCTATCCGGCTGGACTATTAAGTCCACTTACCTACGCAAAGTGCGTCTGGAGTAACGACCTTAGAGCCGTAAACCTTTAGACCACGAACTTGATCGCCAAAAGTGCTTTCCATACGAACAGTTTCAGTGTTAGTGAACTGTGACGCGAAAGAAAGAGCTTTAGGGTGACCAGCTAGAACGTGAGTGTAGCCGCTGTCAGTACCAGAAGATGGGGTGTAGAGCATGTTTGACTGATATACAGTGAAACGATCTACAGTACCAACCTTACCGTTACGAAGAGGTGAAGTAGAATCACCAGTTAAGTACGCCTGACGTAACTCTGACTGCTTGAGCAAGCTAACGAACTCTGGAGAAAGAACGATATATCGACCTTCTTCAGGGATGTTGAGCGTGTCAAGAGTAGTAGACATGTCGAGAATTGAAGTCAAGATATTTGACGCAGTAACAGTAGTCTGAGATCCGATTGTAGTTGCTCCAGTAACAGAGGAACTCAATACGTCAGTCTCAACAGCGATACGCATACCTTCAGAAGCATCGCTAGACGCCTTATCCAGTAAATCGATATCAGCCTGAGCCGCCAATACATCGTCAACCTTAAAGCTGTAGTACTTAGCTTTATCAATTAACATTTCTACTTTGGCAGTAGTCAACTCTTGAGTTGTGATCGTGCCAGCATAGTCGTTGATAGTTACAGCAGGAACTGTACGGATTACAACCTTTTCACCTTGACCAGAGATTTCACCCTCATAATCAGTGTTAGAGATCGCAGGAAGTACAGACTTTTTATAAAATTTAGCTTGCAAAAGCTTGCTAAACACCTCTGGGATGAAATTCACCTCAGAAGTAGTGCCTGTTGAAAATTGTGAAAAAGACATTTACTTATACCTTTAATTGTCTCTCCAGCAATTCCGTGTTTGAGAAGAAGTTATCGGCGGATCTTGCCACCTTCCATCGCCTTGAGAATTTCTTGCTGATGCTCTTCAAATACATGGTTAGGCATCCGCATGATCTCATCGACGGTGTAGTTTTTAGCTCCACCTTTCGTTGTAGGCTTTCGAGATTTTGGCATCTTCGGTTCTGCAACCGATTTTGCTTTCTCTAGAACCCGCTCTCGCGGTGTGGGCGGCTTATAACCCATGTCGTCCTTAAACTTGAAAAGAACAGTATTAACATCGTTAGACGAGCCAGTCTGAATCCAGTCTTTAGTCTGAGTATCTTGATCTTCCAGCCAGTTCAACCAGTCAGCGGATTCCACGATGGAATCTACATCAGGATGTTCTGCATGTATTCGACCAAAATGAGCCTCAGCGGCTTTATCATTCCGTTCATCTATCTTGTTCTGCTCTTGCTTATCAAGGGCTTCTTTTTGGGCTTTAACCTCGTCCTGTGTTCGCTTCAGTTCGTCTAACAGTGGACTTGCAAGGTCAGGATAATCTTCCCTTAACTGTGCAAGCTTTCCATCATCTCGCTGTTGCTCAACAACTTGAACTTTAAGCTCCGCAAGGCTTTTGAGCAGGTCGGCATTTTGCCGCTTCAAGTCAGCCGCTTCTTGCGTGGCTTTCGTCATTCTCGACTGTGCGCCTTTCATTGCTTTTTCGGCTTTTTTCAAAGCCAACGACATATCTTCAGATTCACCGCTTTCTTGATCTTCAGATACTGTCTCCTCTTCTGCTACGGTCTCAGCCTTGTCCTCTAGGTCGGGGGCTTCCTGTTGCAACTCTTCCGGCTCTTCTGGAGTCTCCGCTTGAGATTGAACGGTCTCTGGGGTTCCTTCTTTAGCTTTCGTCATTTGCTTCATCAACTCATTAGCTTCTGCTTCTAGACGATCTGGGTCGTTTCTTGACATAATTTTTTTCCTTCGAGTCCCTGATGTAAATTAGGGATATTCGCTAGTCTATTGCGGTTGTCCTTTTTAGGTTCCGCGAGTGGTCTAAATGCGCTTTCGCGCTCGTTTCAAGTTCAAGCAAAAAACGTAACTCGGAGAGTCTGCCTTGCTCAAACTTAAAATTCTTTTCGTCAGCTTTCTCTAGCCTTTCTAGAGCATCCGCAAATCTGGCTTCAAAAAGCTCCCTGAGGTGGAGCCATTCTTGGCTCGTTGAGAGCCTCATTACCGCTTGCGATTGCGCCTTGTTGCATTTGAGCTTGGAGTGCCGCTTGTTGTTGCTGTTCAAGAGCTAATTGCTCCTCTGACTTAACAATTTCATCAGGATCAATATCCATTGACTGAGCGATATCGCGCAGTAGTTGGTTACGATCCACCAATCCAGCATCCATGGGGTTTGATACCAGCGAGAGGAACTGCAATAAACGCTGGCTTTGTACTTCTTTTTGGACAAGAGCAGTACTTCCTCTTGCGACAATCCTCAGATCGCCTTTTGATTTTTGATTTGTGCCAAATTCCATATTCCAGTGGAATAATCCGGTAATCATTGGCTTCATTAAAAAGTCATCAATATTCTTAATGGTAGACTTAAGCGCAACATTTGCCGCACCCATTAACATAGACATGCCTGTAGCTGTCTTATTTAATCCGCTTGTCTGCTCACCGTGGGTATATGACGGTAAACTGGTTGTTTCATCCGCAAATCTGCGGAAAATCTCAACAATTTGATTTAAACCATTAGCATTAGCCACCGGCTGATACCAGCGAACCATTGGCATTGAGCCATCACCACCCTCACGAAGGAATACCCTCCAAGGATGTATGTCTGTTGGATCTTCTCCAGCCGCTAACAGGTCAGTATTAATTTCGACCATTGGGGCTGAAGACATGGCTAAATTATCTAGCCAAATTCTTGTGGCGGCATTCATAGTGCCCTGC